CGCTCAGCAGCGTTTCTGGTGCAGCTGGTGTCACGTCTGCTATGTACGGTAACGAAGTCCTAGCGGCTTATGGAAGGCTCTGGACAGCAGACGTTACTGGAAACAAGTCTACTGTTTACTGGTCTGATTTGTTGATTGGTCATGACTGGTCTGGAGGCACTAGCGGTAGTATTGATATCTCAAAGGTCTGGCCTGATGGGTACGACGAGATTGTAGCGTTAGCGGCACACAACGGACTGTTAATTATTTTTGGTAAGCATAGCATTGTTGCATATCAAGGAGCAGAAGCACCAGCAACAATGGCATTGGCTGATACTGTAGCGGGTGTTGGTTGTGTTGACAGAGACACTGTGCAGTACACCGGCACAGACGTATTGTTCTTGTCTCATACCGGACTTAAAAGCTTTGGGCGGACAATACAAGAAAAGTCTATGCCTATTAGCAGCCTGTCCGGTAACATTACCAAGGACATTATTTCTGCGTTACAAAATGAAACAGAGTTTTTTAGGTCCGTTTATAGTCCAGAAGAAGGTTTTTATTTGCTGGCGTTTACAGGACAAAATGTTATCTATTGTTTTGATGTTAGAAGCATACTTGAAAACGGTTCATATCGAGTAACTCGTTGGGTAGGAACAGGGTTTACATCATTTACTAGATTAGAAAACGGAACCGTATATGTTGGAACAACAAACGGAATTAGTCAGTATGCTGGTTACCAAGATAACGGACTAAAATATCGTTTTAAATACTATAGCCCTAGCTTGACTTTTGGTGACGCATCTCGAGTTAAAATTCTTAAGAAATTAAAGCCAACATTAGTAGGGGCAAACGACGCAACAGTATTTCTTAAATGGGCTTATGATTTTGATACGACGTATTCTACAGCTGAGTTTACAGTAGGTACGCAAATTTCTGGCTACTACGGAGAAAGTGAATATACTACCGTAGAATTTACAGCAGGTCAGTTAACTAGTCAAAGATCATTAAACGCCACTGGGTACGGCACAAGCGTAGTGGTTGGGTTAGAAGCAGACATTAACGGAACTGCTTTATCACTTCAAGAAATTAACGTAATGGCTTTAATAGGAAAGCTACTTTAACGGGAGTAAACAATGGACGAAGACATTATTGGCACAGAAGAAATAATGGAGATGGCCGGAGGTGGGAGTAGCGGCTTCTTTGATTTCTTAGGAGACCTTGGATCGTACCTGATGCAACCAGAAGTTTTGCTCCCGGGTGTTGTTGGTGGATTGCTGACAGGAGAAGCTTATGGACGACTTAGTGACATAGGTACTAAAGCAAGAACACGTGCTGAAGAGCTAGCTGCAACACAGTTGGAACAAACACAGTTTAGACCCTTTACCGTAACCACTGCTACTGGGGCTGATCTAGGTACTAGAGTTACTCCTTCTGGTGGTGTTGAAACTACTATGGGTTTGTCTCCTGAAGAAATTGCTTTGCAGACTCAATTACTAGGAGGTGCTGGTGGTTTCTTTGGTCAAGCAGTGCAGCCTAGAGACGCTCGTGAGCAAGCTATCTTTGAAAGAATGCGTAGTACCCAACGCCCTGAAGAGGAGCGTCAGCGTCTTGCGTTAGAAGAACGACTAGCAGCTCAAGGTCGATTAGGAACAAGCTCTGCTGCTTATGGTGGCGCTACTCCTGAAATGTTGGCAATGGCTACAGCGCAAGAAGAAGCCCGTAATAGAGCTATGTTAGGTGCTATGCAACAAGCACAAGCAGAACAAATGCAGCAAGCAGCGTTAGGTCAGCAATTTCTTGGATCTGCTTACTTGCCACAACAACAACTTATGGCGGCTACTCAGCCTGCACAGCAGTTGGCAGCGTTACAGCAGCAAGCTCAGTTGCAAGGTGCTGGTTTGTTTGGTGAAGCAACTATGTCTGGTATTGAAGCTCAGTTGGTTGCAGAACAAGCAAGAGCTAACTTGTTAGGTCAAACAGGCACTGGTCTTTTACAAGGTGCATTAACTCCTAGATCAACAGGAAATGCTGATTTAATATCGACATTAGGCGCTTTATTCGGATAAGGGCAGAACAATGGCTAAATTTTCACAAGAATTTTTAAGGCAAATGGCTAATCCTGTTTTCGGGCAGGGGATGTTTACTGCTGCAAAACAAGCGGCACAGCTTCCCGGACAGCTACAGCAACAACAAATGCAGCAGCAGCAAATGCAGGCATTACGATCTATGACGCCTATGCAACGTGCTCAGTACGCTATGCAGACAGCTAAGACTCCTGCTCAAATTACTGCTGCTCAAACTCAAATGGATGCTGCTCAAGAAAGAATGGCTGAGATTAAAAAGGCTGAAGCTAATGCTGAGTTGAACAAGTTGTATCAGCAATACATAACTGAAACCGATCCTGAAAAGATTGCTAGTCTTGAGTCTCGTATACGTAGTATGGCAACAGCTGCTGGTCGGGATGTAACTGCAGTAGAAAACCAACTACAAGCTGTTCGTAGTCGTAAAAAAACGCAAGCTACTAATGAGCAGTTTGAAACATTCTTTGATAAGTATGTACCAGATGATAGAAAAGAAGAGTACCGTGGTCTTACTCAGGCACAGATACTAAATCGTCTTGATCAAGATGCTGACGTAGAAGAAGCAAGAGAATGGGCTAAGTGGTTAAGTAAAAATAAAATAACTGACAGTAATAGACAAAAGGCTATTGATCTTGCGGTAAAGGCGTTTGGTAGTAAAGCAGCGGCAGAGGTAGCCAGAGCAGAAGCTAGTCAGTTGTCTAAAGAAAAAGACTCTAAAGCAGATCGTAAACGTACTTTGTTAGTTACTTATCAAGGTAGGCAAGATCCTATGCTGGCTGCTATGGGTCAACCTGCTCCTACTGCAAAGCCAACCAAACTAGATATTTACCTAGACAAAGATGGTAATGTACCTGAGCGTATTCTTAATATGCTGAATGATACTGCAATATCTGCGGTAGGTCAAGACTTTGAATTTGTATGGTCTCCTAAAAAAGTTCCTGAAAGAGATGTTCAGCCTACTCAACCAACAAACGGAGTTCCTACTCTTAATCAATTGATGGGTCGTTAATAATGGTACAGCTGGTCGTTAAAGAAGACGACACTAAGCAGACACCTACAGTAGAAAAACTATTAGAGAAGTATGGCAACACGCCTATTGATCAAATACCCGTAGATGATCTGTTAGTGATCTTTGGGAATACCCCTACTAATGAAATACCAGAGCAGGTTCGTGCTACTCTGATGAACGAGGCTGTCCAGCGTAGAGCTAAAGAGCTTGGCCCTGAAGAGGCTGGGTTTAGTGGTCTTACTTCTGCACAGGCTGCAGAGATGGCTCCGTTTGCTCCTGCTGGTATGGGTATTCAACGTATAAACGCAGCATCTATAGCTGGCTTTACAGATGGATTAATGGATTCTCTTCGTGGTTTAGGCTTAGCTCCTAAAAAGTCCCTCGAAGAAGAGTTTGATACTAGAGTAGAACTAGCTAGAGCACCTGAAGATTACTTCTCAGGTATGTTAACGGGTGCTGTTGTTGATCCTGTTGGTTTAGCTACTGGTGGTGTTAGTGGTAAGTTAGCTGTAGCAGGCGCTACTAAACTCCTACCTAACGCTCCTAGAGTAGCTACTGCTTTAGGTATTACTGCTGGTGGTGGTGCAGAGGGTGCTGCTCAGGGTGCGCTTATTCCTGTATACGAAGAGTTCGGCGACAGTCGTTTAATGAACACTATTTATGGTGCTGGCATAGGTGCTGGACTAGGCGCTGGCGTTGGTACTGCAGGGGCTCTTGTTACTCCACCGTTACGTCCGACTGAAACAAAACCAGAACTAGCACCACAGCCTGTATCTTTACAGCCAACTGCGCTTGCTGGTCAAGACTACAAGCCTCGAATGAACAGACCTGTAGAGACTCCTGTTACTACTACTTCTGTAGAGCCTACTCCTCAAGTTACTCGTTCTACTCCTGCAACACTTAAGGTACAAAACATAGATCAGCAGATTGCAGACCTTGAGCAGAAAACACAACAAGTAGGGCGTAAGAAGCGTAAACCTATCGAAAAGCAGATAGAGAAGCTACGCATTGCTAGGCAGAAAGAGCTTAATCAAGCTAACGAAAAAGCTGCTGTCATCAAAGAAAAGGTTGTTTCACTAGAAAACCAACTAGATAGATTAGCTCGCCGCAAAGAAAAACTACAACCCGGAGAAGCTGGTGCTAAAGCTAGGCAGGCTCGTGCAGAACGAAGAGAGGAAGAACTGCAACAAGAGATAGATACTCTTACTGGTTTAGACTACTCACCTAATGGCGGATATGTTGTTACTATATCAGGCGTAGGATACGATAATCCTTTGCAGATTGTCAACAAAAAAAACAGATTAGAGCTAAACAATCCTACTGATGCAGAGATTAGTGTAAAGCTACCTCCACCAAAAGAGACTGGTGATCCTGTTACTGATGCAGCGAACAAGTTAAATTATATCCTTAACTCTGATGATGCTGCTCCACGATTAGGATTAGATGCTCCACCTAGTGCATCGTCTGCTGGTGTACGTCCTGCAGTACAGTATGCACAAGAAGTATCAGCAGGTATTAACGAAGCAGCAGCGCGTCGTGCTGGTGAGATGCCACCATCTACTGCTAGAGATAGAGCAGATATGCCTGTAGGTAGAGACATAGGCAGACAGGAAGAAATGACCCAAGAAGAAATAGGTCGTCGTGCTACGCTTCTTGCTGCATCAACAGAACAGAAGCAACGTCAGCAAGCTAAGCAAATGGGTTTTAAAGACGAGGACGTTGACTGGGCTATTCAGAATCTTACTACTATTTCTGAGCGTAAGTTTACGTATGACAACGTAGAGCAAGCAGCTGCTAGGTTAAAGGCAGGTCCAATAGGTAGAGACTATGATACACTCGTAGACTTTGTTATGGATCAAGACAGGATCTTTACAGCAGAAGAAATGGAAGCACTACGTCCTCTGTTTATTGAAGCTAACAACAGAGTAGATCAGACTCTGAAGCAAATGCGTAAGCTCAAGAAAGACGGCCAAGCTGACAGTGCTGAGATGGTTAAGTTAGTAGAAGATTTATACTTCAATAACTACATTGCAGAAATGCAAAGAACTAACGGTCGTGCTGCTTCTCATGTATTAACGCAGGCTAAAAAGACTAAGCGTTTTGTAGCAGAGAATACACG